GTGCTACCTAAAGATCAGGCGTTCTGGATTTTCGTTTATGAGTTCATGTGAAGGAGTAAACCAAGCTACGATAACCAAAGATGCTCGTGTTGGTATACTATCTAAGACGGGATCTGACGCCAAGAAGATGTTTACCGACAAGGTGGTTCCTATATCTAATAACTACCCATTCTTCTTCAAGCCTATACAGGATGGTATGGATAAGCCAAAGACAGAGTTAGCTTACCGAGTACCAGCATCTAAGATCACCAAGAAGAACATGTACGATATAGATGAGGAGAGGCTGGAAGGTCTTGACACAACTATTGACTGGAAAAACACATCTGACAACAGCTATGATGGTGAGAAGTTAAAGTTGCTTTTGCACGATGAGAGCGGTAAGTGGGAGAAGCCTGAGAACATTCTAAACAACTGGCGTGTAACTAAAACGTGTTTGCGACTGGGTAGTAAGATCATCGGCAAGTGTATGATGGGGTCTACATCGAATGCTCTTGACAAGGGGGGTAATAACTTCAAGAAGCTGTATATGGATTCCGATCCAAGAAACAGAAATGCTAACGGCCAGACCAAGAGTGGTCTGTATTCATTGTTTATACCAATGGAATGGAACTTTGAGGGATATATTGATCGGTATGGCATGCCGGTGTTTTACACCCCCAATGATGCTGTAGTTGGCGTGGATGGCGAAGATATATATCAGGGAGCAATAAGCTACTGGGATAATGAGGTTGATTCGCTTGGATCAGATCCTGATGCTCTTAATGAGTTTTACCGCCAGTTTCCTCGCAGCGAGTCGCATGCATTTAGAGATGAGAGTAAGCAGTCTATATTTAATCTCACAAAGATCTACCAGCAGATTGACTACAACGACTCATTAATTACGGCACATCATTTAACCAGAGGTTCTTTCTCTTGGCAGAATGGAATAAAGGACAGTAAGGTTGTATGGAGTCCAAACAAGAGCGGTCGATTCCTGGTTAGCTGGACCCCTCCGCCACATTTACAAAACAGAGTGGATATTCGCAATGGTGTTAGGCATCCTGGCAATGAGCACCTGGGATGCTTTGGGTGTGACTCTTATGATATATCAGGTGTTGTAGTGGGCAAGGGGTCTAATGGTGCACTGCATGGGCTAACTAAGTTCAACATGGATGATGCTCCAAGTAATGAGTTTTTTCTTGAGTATATCGCCCGACCACAGACGGCAGAGATATTCTTTGAGGAGGTTCTTATGGCTTGTGTATTTTATGGCATGCCCATACTTGCAGAGAATAACAAGCCTCGCTTGCTATACCACTTGAAGAATAGAGGGTACAGGGGATTCTCAATAAACAGGCCTGACAAGGCCTACAACAAGCTCTCTAAGACCGAGAAAGAACTCGGAGGTATACCTAACTCATCTGAGGACGTAAAGCAAGCACACGCTGCGGCTATAGAGTCTTATATTGAAAAACATATAGGCATTGATATGTCAGGATCTTTTAGAGAGTCAGATGATATGGGAACAATGTACTTTACCAAAACATTGGAGGATTGGGCAAAGTTTGATATTAATAACCGAACGAAGTATGATGCGGCGATTAGCTCAGGATTAGCTATAATGGCTAACCAAAAGCACCTATACACGCCCACTAAACAGAAATCAAAAATAAGTATTAATTTTGCAAGGTATAATAATAGTAGTTCAGTAAGCCAACTTATTAAATGAAAGGAATCCAGATCGACATTAAGTCTGCGGCCTTCCCTGATCAATTTGTCTCGGATGCAGACAAAAAGAAAGAGGAGTTTGGCCTACAGATAGGACAGGCTATTCAGTATGAATGGTTCAGACGGGACGGATTGTCCTGCAGATTTTATAATCAGTTTAGAGAGTTTCACAGACTTCGGCTATATGCACGAGGCGAGCAGTCGGTAGGCAAGTATAAGAACGAGCTTGCTATTGACGGTGATCTAAGTTACCTAAACTTGGACTGGACACCGGTTCCTATTATACCTAAGTTTGTTGATATCGTGGTTAACGGTATGTCAGACAGATTGTTTGACGTAAAGTGCTATGCACAGGATGCATTGTCGGCAGAAAAAAGAAATGAGTTTCAAACTAAAGTTGAGAGAAATATGATATCTCGACCTTTGTTTGATAAAATACAAGAAGAGTTTGGAGTTGACCTTTTTGAGGTAGATCCTGAAGAGCTTCCGGAGACCGATACGGAACTTGAACTTTATATGCAAATGAACTACAAACCTGCTATAGAGGTAGCAAGTGAAGTAGCGATAAATACTCTTTTGGATGAAAATCACTATTCCGATATCAGAAAAAGAGTTGACTATGATATTACAACATTAGGATTAGGAATGTGTAAGCATACATTCCAAGATGGCGATGGTGTTCGTGTTGAATATGTTGATCCTGCGCATGTGGTGTATAGCTACACAGAGGATCCGTACTTTAAAGATTGCTTTTATTGGGGCGAGTTAAAAACTATTCCTATATCAGAGGTATTAAAAATAAACCCTGATCTTACTACAGAAGATCTTGAAGAAATTTCTCAGTACAGCCAATCATGGTATGACTACTATAACGTGGCTGCTATGTATGAGAACAGTATGTTTGCGAGAGACACCTGCACACTTCTATATTTCAATTACAAGACCACTAACAGCTTTGTATACAAAAAGAAAAAAATAAGTGACGGCGCGTTTAAGACAGTAGAGAAAGATGATCAGTTTAATCCACCAGAAGAGATGATGGAGGAGGGCAACTTTGAGAGAGTAGAGAAAAGAATTGATGTTTGGTATGAGGGTGTCATGGTCATGGGAACCAATATTATCCTCAAGTGGGATATGATGAAGAACATGGTTCGCCCTAACTCGGCCAATCAATATGCGCTTCCTAACTATGTAGCTTGTGCACCAAGAATGTATAAAGGAGTTGTTGAGTCTTTAGTAAGACGAATGATTCCCTTTGCTGATCTTATACAGATTACACATTTGAAGTTACAGCAGGTAGTTTCGCGTGTTGTCCCTGATGGTGTATTTATAGATGCTGATGGGCTAAACGAGGTTGACCTTGGAACGGGTAATGCTTATAATCCGGAGGATGCACTAAGACTTTATTTCCAGACAGGTAGCGTGGTTGGCCGAAGTTATACTCAAGATGGTGAGTTTAATAACGCAAGAGTTCCTATTAGTCAGTTAACATCCAATAGTGGTGCTTCTAAGATGACTATGCTAATAAACAACTATAATCATTATCTTAATATGATTAGAGCAGTGACCGGCCTAAACGAAGCAAGAGATGGATCAACTCCTGATCCTAATTCATTAGTGGGTGTACAAAAGCTTGCTGCATTAAACTCCAACACAGCCACAAGACATATCCTTCAAGGTAGTTTGTTTATAACAAAAACATTGGCTGAAGCTCTTGCTCTAAGATGTGCTGATGTGTTAGAGTACGCAGACTTTAGGGATGAGTTTGCTATGCAGATTGGTAAGTATAACTTAAAAATGTTGGAGGATATAAGAAACCTTTACCTGCATGACTTTGGAATATTTATAGAGATGTCACCTGACGAGGAGCAGAAAGCAATGCTTGAGCAAAACATACAGATGGCATTATCTAAGCAGGACATTAGTCTTGAGGATGCTATTGATATTAGAGAGATAAAAAACATCAAGGTTGCCAACCAGTTGCTTAAGGTAAAGAGAAAGCAGCAGATGGAAAAGAAACAGCAACAAGAAATGCAGAAGCAGCAGATGACTGCTCAAATTCAAATGCAATCTCAGCAGATGGCAGCTGCTACTGCTATGAAGAAGATTGAAATGGAAACGCAATCTAAAATACAAATCGCTCAAGCTGAAGCGAGTTTTGATGTCAAGAAAAAAGAAAATGAAGCTGCATTAAAACAGCAGTTAATGAGTCTTGAGTTCCAATACAATATGCAACTTCATGGCATGGAGCAAGCTCAAATGGATGAGCGAGAATCAATGCGCGAAGAAGGTAAGAAAAATAGAATAAGTATGGCAAACACTCAGCAGTCTAAAATGATTGAACAGCGTAAACGCAATTTACCTGCATTCAATTTTGAGTCTAATGAAGATAGTCTTGATGGGTTTGATCTTTCGGAATTTTCGCCTCGATAGATAGAAAAAATATTATATAACTTTGCATAAATTTTAATTAAATGGAAAATCAGAAAATCACAGTAAAAGTGGTGGAGGGAGTAGAGGAGAAATCTACTCAGGAGATAGAGCAGCAGCTCTTGGAGAAGCACGCAGCCGAACAGGGTGATGTTGTACAGGAGGAAGATGCCAAGGTGGAGCCTACTGAAGAGATTCAGCAGGATAAAAAAGAAATAGAAGATACCGATGTTCTTGATTATATCAAGAGTCGGTACGATAAAGACATCAGTTCGGTGGATGACTTGTTCACTCAAAGAGAGATGAACGAGGACTTGCCAGAAGATGTATCAGCGTTCTTTAAATATAAAAAGGAAACTGGCAGGGGAATCGAAGATTTTGTAAAGCTACAGAAGAACTACGATGACCTTGATGAAGATATTTTGCTAACGAGCTATTATGCTTCGGGACAAGTTTGGATTCGATGAAGACTTTGACGATGAGAAAGACATTAAGAAGCGGAAGTTGGCAAAAAAACGAGAGCTTACTAAAGCGAAAAAGTTCTTAAAGGAGCAACAAGAACAATACAGGGTCCCTCTTGAGTCAAGTGGGGATGCTCGTTCTGCGGAGCAACAAGAGGAATTTGATCGTTATAGAAGTTTTATGGAGGAATCCAAAACTCAGGAGGAGGCGAATAAAAAGCGGTACGACTGGTTCATTCAAAAAACACAGGATGTGTTTGGGCAGGACTTCAAAGGTTTTGAGGTATCTGTGAATGATCGTATCTGTGAATGATCGTAGTTATACTTATAAGCCGGGCGATGCTGCTGAGCTTCGGAATAAACAGTCTGACATCACTAATTTCATTAATGGATTTATGGATTCAGAGACTGGTATGATGAAGGATGCAGCCGGGTATCATAGAGCAATATCTATTGCAATGAACCCCGAAAAGTTCGCGCAGTTTTTTTATGAGCAAGGCAAGGCGGAGGCCATTGATAATGTTACT